TTAGATATCCTTTGAAATCCCCTTAAATACGCCCATGGCACCCTCTGGGGTCTCTCGTGTATAAGAATCGGTCATAGTGATGCTTGCGTGACCAAGCCAATGCATGACGTCAGTTTCGGGTAGTTTTTCTGTTCGTGCCTTCGTCGCAAAGTAATGTCTTAGTAGGTGAGGATGTATTGTGATCCCTGATTTTTGGGACACTCTTCTCATCATGGTATTTGTATACTGTACGTGATATGGTTTTCCAGTTTTAGGATTCAACCACAAAAAATGGTCTTCCGGGGCCTCTATATTGTGGTCTTCAAGAATTCTGTTGGAATATAAGATTGCGTATTTTATGAGATCAACATATTCACCGGCAACCCAGATAGTCCGGTAAGATGATTCTGTTTTTAACCCGGTACCTGTCGGCTCATTGGCAGTTCGGGCTACATAAAATTTAATGCCACAAATATCTTTTTTGTTGACTTCATCACGTTGGAAAGTGAAAGACGATTTGGTGCGCAGACCCATCATCTCGCCTCGACGTTGACCCAATGTCATCAGTTTAATGAATGCGTATTCGTATTTATTAAGTTGTTCCTTTGCGGTCTTCATGAACAAGTCAAAATCACTTTTGGTTAGGTCTTGGCTTTTGGCCGGTTTGCCACCAGTGATAACTATATGTCGCAACTTATTTTTTGTGATGACGTCATTAATTTCAGCGTCATTCATAGTTTGCTGCATTAGGGAATCGACACGATGAAGCGTGCTTTTCGTGTAGCTGCCACTTAGCACAAGCTCATCTATGAAGTGCTGATACTGCGGACGAGTGATCTTTTGGATTTTTTGAGAACCAAATGATTTGCGAAAATGGGTATTATAGTAAGTCTTATTCGTGCTGGCTGTTGAATTCTTCCAGACACCCATACGAATTTTACGTTCAGCCATTTGGTCAAAATAATTGTTGAGTGAAATTTGTTTACGCTCAGCAGTCGCAGTTGAGCCATCGAACAGACGGGTTTCAAATTTTCGTAAATCCTGTTCAGCATCTTGCCAGTTTAAAAAACCACTTGTTGAGTACCAGTCATCTTTGCCCATGGCGTTCCTGTACTGCTTGCGCACACTGTATCGCTTACCTCGCTTAGTTTCGTACCAGTAAATATTGGGATGTTTTTTCATTGCATATCGCTTAATTGCCATGTCGATTCCTCCTAATGGAAATTAGTTAGCTTGACTTTTCCAAACGTACGTTCTTTTAATGTTCTAAATAAAAGCCCTGATTAGGGCTATACAAATAAAAACGGTCAGCCATTGGCTAACCGTTGAGACCCTAGAATTACTAGGGTAAAGTAGGTGGGCGTACATAACGTAACCCTCAATAACCTAATTATTGTTCATTCTAGGCTCGTTGTCAACCATTGACTTTTGTTTAATGAAGAGTCTTGCTAAAGCCTGATCTATTTGTGTTAATGTCGAATTAGAAACCATAATCTTTCCAATAGGATCAAATTCGCTTAAGCGTTTAAGACGCTGTTTACTGATTGTTGTAATGTCTGCTACTTTTGCATAAGTGACCAAGTTGTAATTCTCATACTGCTTTTTTGTCCTTATAAGATTGTCAATTGAGCCTTTTACGGAATCAGAGGGAGTACCATCAGGTTTTAACAAGCGTCCCAAATTAATGCTTTTTCGTTTGCCATTTCCGGTCAATAATTGAAATGCTGTGTTCTTGTCAGGAATAAGATGTGTAATAATATCAAATGTACTTTTTCCTAATTCTTTGTCTTCACCAGACATCAAACTTACTTTTAATCGTTCTTTTGCATTCGGAAATTTAGGATTAGCAGCTAGATAAAACTCGTCTGCCCCTATTTCAGTGGCGTAGAGTGCAAGCATTACGCCTAATCCTGAATTGCGAAAGAGGTCAGTACTCAGGTTGCGAATTGTATCAGTGAGTTTAACCTCGTCTGGATGGTCATGGGAAGTCAGTGGGAGCACAGTTAATACTCCACGTGTAGGACTATCATTCTTATTTAAAATGATTGCAAAGTGTGGACCTGACAGTTCATCTCCTACATTTACGCCAAAGTCTACATTCACAATTGCACCGCGCTTGTATACTTTAAAATGAGAATAATGTTTATGCTCTTCAAGGAGCATTTCGGATTCATGTAGAAGCCAGCTAGGGATAAATTCAAGTTTCTTATTGCCATGATTAGTATAATAAGCAGTCTTAAAGTTTTTTAGGGCCTGTCGCATTAGATCGCCTTTGGTTATGATTTGTTTTTCAGGTTGTTCAGACATTATTAACCTCCCAATTATGGATCGGACTTTTATGCTTCTCCCCGGAATCGAACCGAGGGGAGTCACCGGACAGAAGCTATTGCAACTTACGTTTCAGGAACAAAGAACTTTAATCATCGTCATCATGACCAATAACTGTGGCTTTATTGGCGAATAATACTGGTACAGTATTAGAACCACCAGCTTGTGTATCATAGTCAGTCATTTTATCAAGAACACCATTAATTGAGACGTAGTCATCTTCAATTGCTTTAGTTTTTCCACGAACGTCAACTTGGAAGAGTTGGTCTGAATCATCGTCAGTATAAACAAGCAATGACGTAACCCCCTTGCCTTCAGTAGCTTGTAAGACTTCTCCCTTACTGATAGAGTAGGGCTTTGCATAGTAATCATTGGACTTGATTAATTCTCCGTATCTAATTTGACTAGCATTAGTTGCCCCCTTAGCTGCTAATTCCGATTCACTGTACTTGTCAAGGACTTGTACAGACTTACGGACAGAAGTCGCACTACTTGAACTTGAAGAGCTTTCCTTTGTAGCGGAAGAGCTTTCACTCGTTGAAGGTTCATCAGAAGATGATGAACCTGAATCATCTGAACTGCTAGCAGAGCCAATTGCTGCTAATACTAAAATAATGGCAATAACCCATATCCACCAACGCTTATACCATTTTTTTCGTGGCTTTTTTTGTGAATCACCTTTCTTCATTTTGGTAGCGTTTTCATTATTTTCTACTTCGCTATCAGTTGAAGATGCCTGCTTAGCACCACAGAAAGGGCAAAAATCAACTTTTGACGGTATTTCCTTTCCGCAATTAGTGCAATGCGTTTTCGTATCATTATCCATAAGATAATTCCTCCTGAAATATGTAGTCAGCTTTTAACGTCATCGGGTGTGGACAAATGCTTCTCCCCGGATTCGAACCGAGGGGAGTCACCAGACAGAAGCTGATTATTAGCCGATGGCTACACTATTGGTAGTAGACAACAGCTGATATTGCAGACACAACTAACGTAATGATCCAAAGTGCCATGCCAGCGTATTTATGTTCACGATATCTTACCTGAACTGTTATACCGATAATGACAGCGATCGCTTCTAGAATTGTTGTATAATCCGTTAAAACAAAACGGGCTGCAAAGAAAATCCAACCAACTGCAAGCCAAACTCCCCAAGCAGATTTCTTTTTTGATGAGTCTTGAGTTGAAACGGGGGAATTTTCGTTATTGGTGATAGTGCCATTGTTGCTCTGGCGAGCACCACAAGATGGACAAAATTCTGAGTTGATAGGGATTTTCTTACCACACGATGAGCAAAACTTAGTGTCATTTTCTGACATGTTGGTCCCTCCTGAAATATGTACAGCTTTTAACGTCATCAGTTTTGGACACGTTATATTTTTCCAGAATTGTAAGTATATCAGGCAGGCTTACCTAATCGAAATCGTAAGGCAGGCCATATTGGCGTGCTAAGTCTTTGTACGAAGACGGCATACGATCGTTATCTTCGATAAACAGTAAACCCATCAGAGCGACTGAGAATTCATCTGCTTCGGTTTCAAGCTGACCGTGTGCGCGGGTACTACTTGTATAGTAGCCGACCAGACCTTCTTGAAGAATGGCATGGCCAAGTTCGTGACCCATAACAAAATATTGGTCTGGCGTATGCCTAATTGCCTCATCGAGCATGATAATAGGTTGTCCATCATCATAAATCGTTTTTCCTAATGGTAAACGATCAAAATAGCACCATTCTACCTGAATATTAAGTTTTTCAGCAATAGTGAAAGGGTTGGCAGTGTGATACCGATTCGTCACTGTTTTAACAACGTTACTAATCTTTTCCAAACAATCAGCCCCTAGTCGTGCTTGTGGCGTTTCCAGAAAATTGTTGTCATCGCCACACGCACTTGTTCTTTTTCTTCTTCTGTGAGGTCCTCACCGCCATAAGTCATGGACCCCTCGTTATCAGTTAGGAATTTTTCTAAGTCATTTGTATCCTTTTTATTAGCCCACACGGGAGTGCTATTTTTACCAAGGAGATAATCCGTGGTGACTTCAAAAATGTCCGCTAACTTAGCAAGTTCTGAATTAGTTATGTTTCGATTCCCATGTTCTATCTTGTTCATTGTTACCTTGTTGAACCCCATCTTATCTGCGAGGTCTTTTTGGGTCCAATTGTGCGATTCTCGTAAGTCAATAATTCTAGAAATTAATTCTTTATCCATGATTGGCCTCACTTTCGTTACTGTATTGACAACTAGATGATAGCACGGTTACTTTTCTGGAAACAAAAAGTTTCTAAAAAAGTAACGATTTTTCTTGACATTACTAAAATAGTAACTTAATATATAGTCATGGTTAATATATCAGTAACCGAAAGGGGGATGAAGAATGATTGAACTTGATTTGCGTCTAATAAAAAGTCGTCGAATTGAATTGAAATTGACCCAGCAAGATATGGCTGATTACCTAGACATGGGAAGTAAGGCTAACTACTCTCGATACGAGAGCGGAAAGTATGCGTTCGATGCCAATACAATTCCAATGCTTCATAAAGTGTTGGGAATTCCGATCACAAAGCTATTTACTCAAAAAGTTACTGATTCAGAAACTATTGATTCTACTGAGGAGGTGAGTTGATGAAAGAAAAGAAAACTGGGGAGTCGTTCGGCTTAATCGATTCCGTAATGATTTTTTTAAATCAACATCAGCGATTCGCTAACGTTTGGTTAACAGTTTTGTTAGCCACGGCCACCAGTTTGGCGTGTTTATGGCTATCGACACAATAATGGGCAATATGACACTTTTGTAGAAGGTTTGTTTGCGGAATTCGAATTGGTTTTCAAATTAATGCAGACCATGTTCTGTCAAAACGTATCGTTGAGCCTTATTAATTTCGATGTAATTATTGTGAACCAAGTATTCAAGAGCGCTGTTAAAGTCTTGATATGAAATTCGATTTATTTTAAAAATGATCGGATCGGAATAAGCAAAGGACCTAAGTTCCTGAATGTTAATTATGTCGGCGCCAAGCATCGTTTTGTGGCAAAGGTGCAAGACAATGCGTGCCTTTTTATAAAGAATTTCGATAGTAATCGCTCCCTTTTGATAATACCTAATTGTCTCATAAAGAGGACGACTACTAAAACGAGTAAATCTGAGGAGGTGAGCTGATGAAAAAAGAAGAGTTTCAGGCTGCAGTTCTCGCAGAACTTCGTAATTTAAACAAAACGCTCAAGATTATCGCTAGTAACCAAGAGCGTCACGAAACGTCATTGTCATCGGATGAATTGTCCAAAATAGTCAAAAATGACATCCGGCAAAGCATGAGAAGCGTAGAGAAAGAATTACCTAGCTGATGTGTCGTCAACTAAGAACTCTTCTAGAAGGTTATGAACTGCTCGAAGAGTGGATACTTGAAAGCTGCTGCTAACTTTAGTGGCGATCTTTGATGCTATGAGATTACTATCCGAATTATCGTTAATGATTTCGGTTATGGAATCTCCAATTGTTGATACAAACTTTTCAGTATTCTGGTCGTCCAAGGCAGTTTTAACAATTTTGTTGAAGCGCTCTTCAAATTCTGCTTTTTCCATGATTATCACCTCCTTCAAGTATCAATTGTACCAGAGAAGGTGAGTGATATCGGTAGCCAGAGGAGGTGAGTTGGTGAAGGTAAGATTCAGTCCAGAACTCAATGATCGGATTAAGAAATCCAAACCAGAGGGTTTCTGGAAAAGGTTTTCTGATTTCACGGATAGACACTGGATTTTCGTTAAGTTTGTCTGGCCAGTCATTGTGGCAATCATAGTTCCATTCATAGTTGTGGGGCTAATGCGAAAGTAGGTAGCTCAGATAGCACTATGTCATACCCAAATTTGAGTTTTACCAGCTGGATTTTCTTTCTCAATTTTGAATTTAACGTTAGGAGGTGAGCTGATGAAAAAGCATGAAGTGATTCATTTTTACAAGTCAGGTGGTTTTAATCACTTGGTAAATGTCTCTGTTGATGATAATTTGTTTGCCGCAGTTACCTTTACTGATAGTGAGATGAAACGAATTGAACAAAAATATCCACTAGCAAAGGATAATCTGTTTGCACTAGTGGACGGTGTAGAAATTAAATTAAAAAGTTGAGGTGACTAATATTATTTTTTCCAAAGAACGGGGGTGACACTATGCTCCAAGTTCTAGCAGCAGGATTACTAATTCTTGTGATTGGACACTGCTCATCAAACTAAATTTTAGGAGGAAACACTATGGATTTATCAATTGAGGAAACAATCGAACAGGTCGCAATGAATAGCCGTTGGTCAGTTAAACAATTGGAGTTATTGCGTAAGGTTCATGGCGACGAGTTCATCAAGAGCATGTTTGTTCTTGAATGTGACGCCGAAGAAACACAGCTTAACGACGCAATGGCCATTCAATAGTCTAATCTTATCAAACTATCGAAGAAAAAATTGCGATATGTTTTCCGTTATGAGGAGTGATGTTTAATGCAAGAAGTTGCGTTTGATAAGCCGCTAGTTGGCCGAATCCGTGAATTCTTTACGAAACACCCTGAATTGCATCAAAAAGATATGGCAAAGGCGTTGTTTATGTCTGATAGCCAACTCAGCAAGCTACTTAATGGTTCAAAATTTTCTAGCTTAGCAACAAGAGTTCGGTTGGTGCATTGGGTCAAGGATATCTTGGTCAGCTGGTCGGCAGCACGAATTGACTTTGGTTTACCGTCGTTCATGTTTGATCGGCGACGAACCGGAGACTTGCTGGGATTGCTGTGCCAAGAAGAAAAAGAATCACGAGAACGTGAAGAAATACAGGCAGAATATCTGGATGCTTTAACTACTACACCGATCAGTCGGACTGCTCGGCAGACACAGTTAATTGAGATGTTTCCCAAGGAGTTGTTGGAAGACATCGGGGCAAAGCAAGCGTTATTTGCAAAAATCTGTGAAGAAAGTGATAAGGACCCGCAACCATTCATCGATGCGTACAACAAACAATATGGGGGGTGACATCATGCAAATCTCTGGTATCAGTGAAGATCAATTTGTGGATAAGATTGTGGATCGTTTAATTGAAAAGGTGTTGCCAGAGCTTAAGAAACAGGCAGAGGAACAGGAAAAAAAGGATAAAACGCTCACTAAGAAAGACGTTTATACCGACTATATCCCGTGTTCACCGAACACGTTCAATGACTTCTACTTGGCCCAGACAGACCTTCCAAGAATGCGAAAAGGCAGTCGGATAGTATTTTCTGAGAAAGCAATCATCGAGTGGAAGGAAAAGTATGGTAAAGAATACAAAATTTAGGAGGGATAAAGATGGACTTGTTTTATTACTACGTTGGTGAATGTGTGTCATGGTTCGGATTGATCTCTGGGGCAATGTTCCTAGGCTTCAAGCTTTCTGAGAGTGTTCACGACATGGGCGGCTGGAAAGCATGGGCAATGGATTTCTTCGGATTGGAGGACAAAAAATGACATTTTGGCATAAAAAGAGAGCTCTGAGTGGCAGCTCAGAACTCAAAGATAAATTACATTTATCCTATTTCCATAACCTTAATTCTACTCCAGATGGGCGGTGGTTGCAATGGCGATGAGCGTGCCAGATCATGCAACATTCGATTTTGTCCGGTACATGAATCGGCTGGAATCGCAGCCTGAAACGGGATTCATGGTCAAAGATACCAATGGCAACCCCATGATTTCTGGTGAAACTTATTGGGAAGCAGAAGGCCGATATGTGCCGACCGATGAAGATTCAATGCACGACTTTTTAGATGCTGAGGGTGAGGATTACGGAGCCCAGATTGATTGGGACTATGACCATCTGGCAGCTATCTTGGAAGATTTTAAAGGCGCGGAGGTGATCTCATGGACGTAGTCAAGGTACACACAAGCAGTCGTTTCCAGCCTAAAGCAGTGGTTGCTACTAATTTAGCTGAACTAGATGACATTAAATCTGATCTGTTCAAAGAAGTTCAATTGTTGGCCGAGAATGATCGGCTTAGCAATGATGAAATTGATCGGCTATACAGCATCAGCGACGAGCTTGTTGCTTGGTCACCCAATTTGGAGGAGGAAGAATAAATGGCTAATGAAGTAGCAGCAACACAACGCTCATTAGATGCAGATGTGCAAGATTCAATTAATCAAATGATGAACCAAGAGAACGGATTGAAGTTGCCAGCAAACTATGCCGTAGGAAACGCCCTCAAGTCGGCATTCTTTGCACTAAAGGGAAATAACGATGGGGACTTGATTCAAGTGGCTGCTCACATGCCTGAAATGAAGACTTCAATCGCCAATGCCCTCATGGATATGGTGGTTCAAGGATTAACACCGGCCAAGACCCAAGTGTACTTTATCAGATATGGCAATCAGGTTAAAATGCAGCGTTCCTACTTTGGGACACAGGCGGCGCTAAAGCGACTATCTGAGGTTCACGACTGCTGGGCAAATGTAGTTCATGAAGGTGACGGACTAGAAATCGGTGCCGAAGATGATCGTTTGGTCGTAAGGGATTGGAAGCCGACGTTGGAGGGACTCGATAAGGAAATTAAGTACGTTTATGCCGTCATTGAGATGGCTGACGGAACTCACCAGCATACTATCATGACCTTCAAACAAATCAAAAACAGCTGGTCACAGACACGGTCTAAAGGGGCTGTGCAGAACAAGTTCAGTGATGAGATGGCCAAACGGACGGTGCTTAACCGGGCCGCTAAGAACATTTTAAACACTTCTGATGATTCAGATTTGGTTGTTGGAGCCATCAACAATACTACTTCCAACGAGTATGACGATGATCAAGCAGCCAAAGATGTGACGCCTAAGAAGGTTACTGATTTGATCGGTAATGCGGACACAGAGGAACCAACGCCTCCTGAATCTACTGAACAAACAGAAACAGTTGAACCAGCAGAACAAGAAGAACCGGTTGATACAGATACGGACGAAAGTAGCTCTGGCGAGATTCGTTCTATCGAAAATATGAAGCCGGGTGAAAAGCAAGACAAGGACACTGTCAACAATATTTTGGATGGCCTTGAAGAATCTGAAAATCATAAGGGGGATGGTGACGATGCAAGCAGCACCGAAGAAGGACAGGGTGAACTCTTCCCACCAGACGTTCATTCTAAGTTCTGACAATTACTACGGTCAAGAAGCCAATAAAAACTTCATGAGCCCAACTTGGTTTAAGAAGTTCGTTGCCTGTGAGGCAGAGGCATTAGCTGAATTGAGAGGCGAGTGGGCACCTGATGAGGATAAGACCGCTTTATTAGTTGGTAATGACCTGCACAGCTATTTCGAGTCGTCGGAGGCCCACGAACGGTTCTTAGATGCCAACAAGGAAGTGATGTTATCCAGTCGTGGTAAGACTAAAGGCCAGCTAAAAAGTGAGTACAAGCAGGCCGACATCATGATTGACTCGCTCAAAAACGACAAGACGTTCACACAGTTATATCAAGGTGAAAAGGAATCAATCGTTACTGGCGTAATTTCTGGCGTTAAATGGATGGGCAAATTGGACTGTTTGAACTTAGATCGTGGGTATTTCATCGATCTAAAGACAACACAGGAACTGTCTAAGCGGTTTTGGGATAGCCGTACCCGTCAGTGGGTACCATTCGTTCTGAAATATGACTACCAGCTTCAAATGGCTGTCTATCGCGAGCTAGTCAAGCAGCAATACGGAATCGAGTGTGAACCCTACATTGTTGCAGTAACAAAGCAAAGTCCGCCGGATAAGGCGGTTATCACGATTCCTCATGAGTATATGGAGGATGCCTTGCAACGAATAGACGAGCAACTGCCCCATTTTGAGGATGTCATTGCTGGTGTGCAGGCCCCTGTTCCATGTGGTAGCTGTGTTTATTGCCGTGAACATAAGCAGCTTGAAAACATCATCAGCGTTGATGACTTACTAGATAGTTAGGGGGTGCTGGTTTGAATTTGTTTGTTGAGCTAAAAGCGTTCCGCAATTTTCTCGAAACTAATCCCTTGAAACCCAATGCTCAAGTTTTGTGGTTCCATCTTATGATGATCGCTAACGAGAGCGGTTGGAAAAAGGAATTGTCCATACCTAATTCGGTACTAATGGCTCGAACGGGCATAGCGTCCAAAAACACCCTTATCAGTAATCGCAACATTTTGATTCAGGCCAAGCGAATTTCTTATAAATCACGAGGCCGTACTAGGGCAGGAATTTATGTCATCACACCTTTTGATGAAACTTCTAGTCCTAAAGGTGAACCAGTTTCTTCACCAAGTAATACCTCTAGTCCTATAAATGAACTAGAAACAGGACTAAGTTCTTCACCAGTTTCTTCACCAAGTTCTTCACCAAAAACTTCACCTTATCTAGACATAGACTCAGACGTAGACAAAGACAAGACTAGTTCATTAGGTTCTAGTAGGGATGGACTTAATCAATTTAAGTCAACGCGCACGTACGTGAGTCATTGGCCGACCCCGAACAAGGATATGACCTCTCAGCTTAAACTCTACCGGCAAGAAGTGGGAGATGATCTATTGACCCACAGCCTTGAATATCTTGCTAAGAATAACGTTAGCCCGGCTGGTGTGCCTAAATATCTTGAAAAAGTGATTAATTGCTGGGTGAAAAACGATATTACGACAGTCTCTGATGCCTTGAACTATGAGAAAAACAGAACCACCGTTCCATCAGGAGACGGTGACGTTCCTGATATACCGATTTTTAAACTAACAGATTAGGAGGCTACATCATGAAAAATTTACAAGAGTTAATTATGGGCAGCGGTAGCGATAGCGTTGCAGTTGATGCTCGAGGATTGCATGACTTTTTGGAGGTTGGGAAAGACTTCTCAACTTGGTTTAAAGACATGACCGATTACGGGTTTGTCGAAGGTAAGGACTTTTCCCCACTTTCGGGGAAAAGCCGTGGTGGTCGGCCTCGCATTGAATATGCAATGGCTTTAGACATGGCGAAAGAAGTGTCAATGATTCAGAGAACACCAAAGGGCAAGCAGGCCCGCGAGTACTTTATTTCGATGGAGAAGCGAGCCAAGCAAGCCGAACTGGTCATGACGCCAGAACAGAAAATTGACTTGTTGATTGAGACTGGGAGCCGCGCCAATCATCGGCTAGACCACGTTGAGGAACGCATGGACGACTTCGAGCAGAACCGCCGACTAGAGACTGGCGACTATACGACAGTCAGCCGTGGCGTATCTAGGGCAGTCAATTTCTACGTTCGTGACCGTCACCTGCAGTTGACCAAGGAGCAACGGTCGGCGCTGTATAAAGATATCAATGGCGGACTAAATCAAGTTTGTGGCGTCCGTGCACGAATCCAGATTAAGGCCAAGGACTTCGACAAAGCTATGAAGTACATCGATGACTGGCAGCCATCGACGGCTACAAAGATGATGATGCAGCAGACAGAATTACCATTGGCAGGTGTCGCCAGTGATTGAGTTAGTCGTATATGGTGAACCAGTACCAGCAGCGCGGCCACGTTTTAATCGTAGCGGACATGCGTATGATCCGTTGAAAAGTCGGGCGTATAAGCAGTATGTGTCATTAGAAGCTAGCAAACAGTATCACGGTGATTTAATTGGTCAGAAACCACTAGTGGTTCATATAGCAATTTATCGGCCAATACAGACCAGTGTCAGTAACATTGAACATGCTAGGCGGGCCCAGAACGTTCATCGGCCAATAGTTAAACCAGACACGTCCAATTACGTCAAGCTCATTGAAGACGCGCTCACAGGCGTTATCTGGGAGGATGACAACTGCATTGTTGATTTAACGGCCAGTAAGTACTACTCAGACGATCCGAGAATTGAAGTTACAGTTACTGAGACGGGAGCGAAGAGGCCAAATAATTGAAAATAGCCTCATTATTAATACTTTATTGGCCCCAGATTCTCGTGCGATGAGCCAATTACGAGCTAAAGCTGATAGAAAGGTTTAGGGTCGAAGGTACACTCTTAGGTGAATAATGGAAAGAGGATTGACTAAAATGGCGAGAAATTCAAAACTAATGGACTTAATTAACGACGCTGAAGATAATTATGGAAAGCCAAGTAATTGGCCTGAAAAGGTTACTGAGAAGATTAATACGAAGGCTAATCGAATTAATGATTACGAACATACACCAGCAAATGAGGTATTACGTCATTTGCTTTGTCATGGGTATACAAATACTCAAATTACGTTAGATAAACAAAAATCTTCTGGATACATTCAAAGTTTACGCAAACAGATGAAAAATAATGGTGAACTGCACTTTCAAGCCACTCCGGATGAGTTAATACAGCTGGCATACAATGTTTCCCACATAAATAGGCCTAACAACCAAGGAATTGCTAGGGTTATGCACCGTGATAAGGATTGGGTGCGCTGCATGCGAGAGAAGCTACGGGAGGCAGACAATGAAGCACGGCGATAAGGTGTATTGCTACCGACGCCACGATAAACAGCCTGCAACATGGATATGCTGGATCACTCGTGGTGATAGGCGGTTAGCGATGATGAAAGTTGAAGGCAGCCACAGGCATATTGAGGTGGCACCGAGTGATGTTGAGATTGGGAGGACAAATAATGATACCAAAATTTAGAGTGTGGGACGAAACGCAGCATAAAATGCTACAAGTCGACTGTATAGAGTTTATAGATGGCAAGGCTTACTGGGTTGAAGCTAAGCCTGCTGAGTTCTTACTCTCAAACGAAACCGGACTCACTGATGAGCCTGCCTACAGTGAAGATGACGATGGTGAATCTTGGAGCTTTAGTTGTTTACTGCAGCATCGAATAACGACTGATGCGGTGATCAAGGTCAATAGCCGAAATCTGAATCGTACAATGGTCGTCGATAATGGTGAGCACGCTTATGATGGATCATCCTTCCTAACAACGGGGGTGCTTAAATAATGGCCAATAAAAGACCGGAATTAAAGTTTTTCCGTTTCTTCGCACGAAAAGTAAAACGTGAGACACATGTCCACCTACTTTGCCGAGTGGTTTCGGTAGAATCGGATCATACCTGTACCGTACAACCACAAGACCTTGCGCCTGATGGCGATAAGCGAGGGATGATTCTGAGTGTACGAATTCCTAAGCATGCTCGAGACGATGTGAAAAAGGACGTCAGCGTTAGCGTAGGCTTTTTTGATCGCGACGTTTCGGAAGCCGATGTAGGCGATATTGGAGATATCTCAAACGCTTCAGACCGTTTGCATAGCTTGAACGATGCTTTTATCGAGGCGGTGTTTTAATGGAACTACGAGATTTAAAACAAGATGAGAACGGCGATTTAGTCATCGAAAATGGTGAAATGCAGACGGTTACTGGTAAAGAGGAGTTGGCTCAAGGAATTCGCACCATCATCAGTAATCAGCTGGGGGACGCACCACTAGAACCCGATTTGGGAATGGACTATGAAAATCTTATCGGTGAAGACTTTAATGAAGCCTTTGCCCAAGCTGATTTTGAGGATGCAATTTTGGAGCAGGAACCCCGAGTGGTAGCCATCACAGATACCACTTTTAATTTGGACCATAAAACGCGAATTTTGTCAGTAAATTTGAAAATGACCGTTGATATGAACCAAACAGGTATTGAAGATGATCAAGAGGAAATAGAACAGGAGGTGACGATTGATGGCGAAAACTGATGCTGAGTACGGACTAACGCCGCAAGGTTATGTAGCGGAGCCAGAGGATGCAATTCAAATTGACCTATTTGAGCTTGCTGGTAGTCTGATGGGTTCTAATATCGGGACAGCTGAAAAGTCTATCTTAGGTAGTTTTATCCGTATCGTGGCTCACCGAATGGCTAAGTACGAGCAAACTATCGGGAACGTTTGGGACTCGTGGTTTTTCGATACCGCAACAGGGATTACCTTAGACAAGGTTGTTGCCTTATTAGGACTAACCCGAAATAAATCACAACCAGCTTACGTGTCTTTATCTTTTACCGGAAAAGCAGGAACAGTGATTGATGCTGATGAGATGTTTGAAACGGAAGATGGACAAACCTTCATACTTGAAGATGCAGTTATTTTGGATGCCGATGGCAATGGTTCCGGCATTGCTGTCTCGATGGATGAGTCAGCTGATGCGAATGTCGCAGCAGGTACGATTACTAAGCAAACCATGCCAGTTGAAGAGATCACTTCGGTCACTAATCCGGTGGCAGCGACTGGTGGTATGACTACCGAAGATGATGAGACTTTTAAGAATCGGGTAAAAGTCTTCGAAGAATCACCGTCGGGGGCTACTCGTGACGGAATCAAATCATCAGTGGCTAACGTAGCCGGGGTCGATCAAGTAGAGGTTAACGTCAATGATACCAATGAAGTTGACGAAAATAGTGACCCGCCAAAATCAATTCACGTCTATGTTGCAGGTGGCATCGATGGTGATGTGGCTCAAGCTATTAGCGATACTCTTGCTGGTGGGACTCAGACAGTAGGGAAAACGGTTTGCAAGGTGCTGGACCGTGGCGGGCATCCGCAAGAGATTCACTTTGACCGTCCAACAGGCGTGCCAATCTTTATGACGGTCACGCTTGATACTGATAGTACTTTATTTGAGACAGATGGAATTGACCAAATTAAAGCCAACATCAAAACGTATCTTAACTCTCTAACGATGGGAGATAAGGTGCGTTTTACTTATCTCTACACTTTGGTTTATGGAGTGGTCGGCGTGACTGATGCGGAGATCAAGATTGGGCGCACAACTGATACTTTAGCAACGTCCGATATCCAGCTAGAGACCTTTGAGTCAGCAACTTATGCTCCGGGCAATATCGAGGTGGTAACTAATGCAAATTGATCCCACGATTAAGGACTTACCATCATCTTTTGATCGGTCTACTGGATCAAATAACTGGAAGTTGATGCAGCTAGCCGAACAGCCGATAAATGCGGGTGAAAAACGACTAGATATGCTGTTGAAAATGCGGTCACTAGACACTGCTGAGGGTGGATTCCTAGACAGAATAGGTAACCTCATTGGAGTTTATCGAGGACAGATGGATGACGACTTCTATCGGCGAATGATTTACGCACGTCTTGCGCGACGTCATACCGATGGGACCATCAACCAGATTTATGATGTCGTCTCGGTAATCCTCTCTGCGGACCCACACGAATTTTGGGTACGCCCTCTTTGGAACGTAACTGGTGAACCGATGGCAATTGAGGTCTTGAATGTCCCGGCAATCTATGTTGACTCACAGGAGAAAGAAGCGATGTTGCTTGATCAGGTCCGGGCATCCGTTGCGGCTCCAACCAGAGTAGCTTCGATCCAGTTCCAAACTACTGTCAGAAGTAATCTCTATATGGCCTCTTATACTATGGTTCACCAAACAATTCATACAACAATGAATGTCGCGCAGAACCGCCATATCTCGATGCAAGGCGATGCAGGACTAGCTAGTGTCACCAAAATTAGACAAACAATTAAAGCAAAGGAGGGGTAATAGTGGCAAGTAATGACGAACAGAGAAGTGCAACGACTATCCTCACGACTGCGGCCCAGTCAATAGCCGCACGGCTTATCGCCAATGAGACGACGGCAAAATTTACCAAAGCAGAAATCAGCACCACTAATCTTTTTAATCAATCAGTTACCGAGTTACAAGTCCTGACGTCTCTGGATAATGTACAGCAGACAGCTGACATTAATACCGTGACAGTCATCAACAACAATACTGTCAATGTCAATGTTGCAATCGACCAAACCAAAGCACCTAATAATTACCAGATGAATTCAGTTGGGCTTTTCGCAGTTGATGGTGATGGTAAGGAAGTGCTGTACAGTGTCACCGTGCTAAAGGACCCAGTCTATATCCATCAAGATGCAATGGGGTCTGCATTAGGAATTGATCTGGAAACAGTTGTTGGTCAGGCAAGTAACGTCGAAATATCAGTTAACCCAGCTGGCGCCGTTACTAGCGAAATCCTAAAAGCAGCATTGGCCGATTACGTCAAAACGGACGATAGTACGGTTGTGCACACCGCTGATATGCGTGAACCTGCCAGTGATGTAGCCGGAATTGAAGAAGTTTCCACATTGCAAACTCAAGTTGACAACAGCGCTGTAGGGGCTAATTTAGTTGCTCAATCAGATTTAAAAGGAGGGTATCTTGATAGA